TTACTTGTATCATCCCACGCATAGTAACCTAACTTACCATTACCTCCGCCAGTACCCAAAGAAATCCACACACGCTTATTATGGCTATCCCAACAGTAACAATCTGCACCTTCAAGTCTTGAAGTATCAAACCAGTTAAATATATTCTTTATGCCTATATCATTTGCTGTTGTTGCTTCCATCCAGTTTGGGGATAAATCATTGTTTAGCCTTGTTGCGTTTATGCCGGGGTCAAAATCAGCTTTCGCCGTCTTTATGTTTTTCTTGTAGTCTGCTTTTCTCTGTTTTACATTTCTCCATGTATTTGTTATTGTAGAGCCTTTAGGCTGTCTTGAAATCTGTCTGACCGTATGTCCGTCATATTCCCATACTCCAACGCTATTCGCATATATAATTGTATCTCTTGAAATATGTTCGTCCTCAACGTGAAATTCCTGTATACTGCCATCAAGCGTACATCCCTGAAAACTCATGCCCCTATAAAGATAATATTCATTTGACGGATATAAAACAAACAATCCGTTTTTCTTAAAACATATTAGCTGATTAAAAGCCTTGTAGGTTTTAAGTCCTGTTATATATTCTCCGTCATCCACGTTCACAGCAGTAACGTTATCAATTAAAAAATCCTCAAAATTTTCAGGTTCAGTCCAGTTGACTTCTGACGGAGCATCTAAACTATGACCGGCAAAAAGCCTGTTATCGTAAACTTCAAGAAACCTTGATTTAGGAGGTTGAACTGATATAACACCAGTTCCGTCATAAGCTACCGTTAAATCAGCATCCGCTGTATTAAACGTAAAGCTTGTAGCCGCACTACTTGATGCAAAAGTCTCTGCAAGATAATAGTCTTCCGCACCTGCTTTTGTAGCCCATATTTTTCTTTCAAGGTCTGTTGCATCTATTCCAAGCGGAATGCCTGTAACCAATATATCTTTGTTTCCTGCAACCGTTATTTCAGTTATAACATCATAAGCGTAAGTAAAGCTTGAAGTCGTATACGTTATCTTAAACTTATGAACTCCATTTTCTACCGTACTTCCGCTTGCCGATAAAGCCAAAACAGCACCACAAAGTTTCTGTGCTAAAGTCATAGCCCCATCCCAATAATACATTTCATCAAACCCATTTGAAATAATAAGTTTATCTTTGAATGTAGTAAAGGCAGGTAAATAATTTTCATTCAGTCCTGAAAGTCTTAACACCCACTTAACCATATCCTGCGAAGAATAAATCTGTCCACCTGCGTATGCTATAACGTATTCACTTCCGTCTCTTTTCTGATATGTGTAAAGTTTTTGTGAGCGTTTTGTTTTACCCAAAACTTCTATACCTGTTTTCCAATTAGGCAAGTTCGTTACGCTATCAATGCCAGTAATTACAGGCGGTCTTTTCTGCGGATAATTGTCTTTATCAAAAACAATATTCTGACAATCCGAAAACTGTTTGTTTTCGATTATTGTGTCATCATCGCAGTTGTTTAAACCGCCTGACATGATGCCCGGATTGAAAGAATATTTTCTCATGTTACACCGTTACAGTTAGAGTTTCAGGGTTAGACCATGAATTACCTGATTTTGTCTGCCAAACATAGTAAGTTCCAACAGGCAACCACCATGTAGTTATCCCGTCCGACTGACTATACTGGTCTGCTGTAATAGCCGTATTGCCGTCTATGTCTGACGTTATATATACCTGTACTCCTGCAACAGGGTCTCCATTTGCATCGTTGCTATGCCATAGTATCTGATTAGAGCCGTTGCCCTGTCCTGCCCTTGAAACATACTGGTCTAAATATTTTCCGTCTTCAATAACCATATAGTCCTCAAAAGCATAATGTTTTGCATTATAAACGAAGTCAAACCTTAATTGATATGTTCCAGTTGCGTATGAAGTTATATCAAGTTCTTTTCCATAATAGCCTGTCTTGCTGTCAAACTTTGCAAGGGTTAATGTCTCAACAGGCGTAGCCGTATTTATAGTCCAAATATCACACGTACCACTTGTAGGGTCTGCGGCTTCCCAATTCTCTATAACAAATTGCTTTCCTATCCATACAGTTGTTTCAATGTTCTTATCAAATAAAAGCATATTTCACCACCTATAATGGATAATCAAACAGGCGAGACCTATCCCCGATAATAGGTACTTGTTTGATTATTCTTTTTAGTAAGTCCTGATTTTCATTTGACTTTTTCTGATAAATATAATACTTATCGTTTTCTCCGTCTCTAAGCATAAGTTCGCCGGTTGAGAAATTTATCATGTACTCATCAGCCTGTGGTGTCCAAACAGAAATATCCGTGTCCGCTGATAGGTCAGCCGGATATGCGGCATAATACTGTCTTAAAGTATATGCGCTGTCCGGTGTCGGATAAAGAACTATCCTGTCCGCTGAATACTCACACCATTGGGAAGGTCTTCCAAGAATGGCTTCAAGCGGATTGCCGTTGTAACCAATATTTAAAAGTGTAGAATATTTTTCAGGTTCGCATCTGTAATTGTCAACAACCACATTTAATAGCTGTATACAATCATCAGGTTTGTCATAAACATTTGTACCTGCCGTAGTTGTAGCATCAAAGAACGTAACATACGCAAGCGTAAATTCGGCAATACGTCTATGCGCCCTATTAATAGCTCTGTTTATATCCGTATCGGTATAAAACTGGCTATCATTATGCAGGTTACGTCTTACCTCTGTGCGTAAAGCCAACAGGCTTCTATCTGAAGTAACGCCCGAAGTAATGGCATTAGCATTTGAATTAATTATCTGTGCCATAAATCACCGCCTCAATCAGCAGGGTTCGGACGTTTTTCTAAAAGTTTTTTCTCTTTAGCAATAGCTTCTTTAAGAGCTTCCTTATCTTTTTCAATTCTTGCCTTTAATGTTTCTATTTCAAGAGAAAGTTCATCAGCTTCTTTTTTCTTTGCTATTTCAATATCCATAAGTTTCTTTTTTTCAAGAGCCTCTGCGATAGCCTTTTTTTCGTCAGCAAGTTTTTTCTTCGCATCCGCTTCAGCTTTTACCTTTGCATCAGCAACTTCTTTTTCTTCCTTCTTAATCTTTGCAACCTGCTCGTCTGTCATTACAACTATCTCCGAAGCCGCCCTTGTCATAAGCAGTTTATTGACAAAGCTGTCTTCCCACTCCGACCTTCCTGCCGGTATCTGCATAGGTTTTTCATCAACAGTAACTCTTAAAGGTTTAGAACCTCTTGTAAAAATCATTTTCATTTTCTTTTCAACAGCCATTTTATTTCACCGCCTTTTTTGTTTTCGGGCAATACGAGCATTTACACTCAACAGGATTTTCTATCTTTCTCAATACCTGCCTTTTTTCGCTCGTGTTTTCCCAATAATGCGTTACAAGTTGCCAATCATGTTTACCTATAAAACATTTAAACTTTCTTGAAATTTCAATTACTATTTTCTTCATTAAAGGATAATCAAAAGCACTATCAAGACTACCCTTCATCGGCGCAAGTAATTTACTCCACGCCTTATTGTTACTCCCTACACGCAACTTATCCTTTAAAACAACCTTTACGTTTTCAAAGTTTTCTCTCTTATGGCTTTCGTTAATCCGTTCTTTTATTTTCTTGTTGCTAACCTTTGATTGAAGATACCAGTTATTAGCTCTTGTTTTACCTGCTCTTGTTGTAAAATCAAGTTCCATGTAATCTCCTTAAACGTAAAGTTGTGAAGATGAACTTGCGCCTGTCTGAACTACATATAAACCTTTTTTAAACTCTATGTTCGGAAGCATAGCATAAATATTTGTAATAACTCCCGAAGTAGTAACGGTTGCGGAACTTTCGTATATCAAGTTTGCGGCAACAGCAGTATCATCTGTCAGGCAGTCATAAACCTTGATTGAATTTGTAGTTGCGCCCGGCAAAAAATTTACGCCATGAAGTGTTCCTGCTTTGCCAACAAGCAAAGAACCACCGGCTAAATTTGCTATTGCCCCTGCCGCCACCTTTGGCGTACATTTCTTGTCCATATCTTTTACCTCCTGATTTTTGTTCGGGCAGTTTTTTAACTTCAGAGAAACTGCCCGAAAAACTCTTGCTATCTTTTACGCCGTTGTTTCCGTTATGTCTCCTGACAGCATGTGTTTCTTTACAATTACATCACAAGCCGCCGAAGCATTTGTGGAAGTTAAAGAAATGTTATCAGCCGTAGGCAAAGACGGAATACAATGGTATGCCACTTTATTAACGACTACAACTTCATCAGGCGTAGTTCCGAGAGAATGAGTAACAGTAATTGTCGCATTACCGACAGTTATGTCCTTGATTATCTCGCAGTCCGAAGAACCATCCTTAAACTTATTTCCAGTTACGTCAGCCATTTTAAATTACCTCCTTTGGTTAATAACCTATTGCAATTCCTTTAAACGTAGACGTAGCCGCATGCGTTGATACAGAAATTGCCGAACCGCTTACTATCTGCACGGCATAAGTAAGTCCTGCCGCATCAATAAACACATCGTATGTGCTTGCACTTGTAAACGCACTTGTTCCAAAACTAACAACCCTATTAAAATCAGCCGCCGTTCCTGTGAACCTGACTATTTTCTGCACAGTATTTGTGGTTGTAGTTCCATCGCAAATACCAATCTGTGTTTTAAGAAGATTGGCAGAACCCGAACCCTTATTTGCGATAGACGATACATCGGTCATAGATGTATTTGACTTAACCACATACGCCGTTCCCGAAGTATCCCAAAGAGGTAAATACGCCCCAACTCCTGCACCCATTAAAGCAAACATCAAAAGCACCGCACCAATTACAAGTAAGTATTTTTTCATAGCCTTGTTCCTCCTGAATTTTTTTAAGTGGGGAGTTTTACCTCCCCACCATTATGTCTTAACTTATGCTTCTGTTATACCGTAAGAATACGGTATAGCATTAGGTCTTGTTACGAGAAGGTTGCAATAAGAACGCAGAGCCATCTCAACAGCATCGTAGCCGGACACGGGATGTAACTGTGAACCTGCATTGAGGATATATTCAAAATCCATAACCCTCAACAGTTTCACAACAGTCGGGTCAATCAGGTAAAGATACCCTGCCTGACAGTCGTTTTCAGTTACAAACGGATAGCCATGATGAGTAAAGGTTTCAACGCCACCGGCTATTTTCACCGTGTTGGAGTGCCTTATATCACCACGCAGAATTTTATCCCAAACTTGGTCTGCTACCTCAAAAGTAGTCATCCAAAAACGTCCGGGTTCTTCGTTCTTCTGCTTTAACGCCGCAGTCTTCAACGCTTTCAGGTCTGCATCTGCGATAGTTCCAACAGTCGAGCTTACCACGTTGCCAGTAGACCATGTAGCCGTTGCCCTATTAACACCATGTATTTCACCTGTAACAGCAAGGTTGTCAATAAGCCCGTTGATAGCGTTATTTTGGTCTCCTGCTTCAAACACATACGCATCATCGGTTATAGAAACCGCCTCTGCGAGTGTAAGAACAAGTCCTGAAATGCTTGAAATTTTCACGCTGTCAACTTCCTGCGTTCCTGCCGTTTCGGTTGTATAGGTATCAATATACATCCCCGGTTCAAGACCTCTTGTGCTGTCAACAGTAACGGATGTTGAATTTGAAACTGCACCGTTTACCTGTGTTATAGCACCAGTTGACTTCCTGTAAAGCGCAAAGTTGAATTTCTTTTTCACACTTTCATCCATGCCTTCCTGCAACATACGCAGAGACGGCATAAACGCTTCCCAATCCTGTTCAGCCTGTTTAATAGTCTGTCCAGTTATTGAAGTCCTGACATATATGGACTTTGAAGAAACATACATATTTGCAACCTGTGCCTGTGTCGCATCAGGAAGCGCACCGCCTTCAGCTCTCCAACCACGACCGAATAACCTGCCGTTCATAATTGGTATAACAGACCTGCGCCCACCCATATCTATTTCCTGAAGATCAGAGGTTGAAAGTTTCTCAATCCTCTTGTAAAACTCTTTCTGTTCCGAATACTGTTTCTCGAAAGTTCCTATCGGATAACTTTCTTTTACCGCCGCATCTATTGCCGCTAACGTGTTGAAACTCATGTTTAATCTCCTTTATTTTTTCCGGGCAAGTCCAAATCTTTCCGCTATTGAACTACCTAACTTCTTATGGTATTCAGCGTACTCCTTTGAGCCAAGCCGAGGAATTTGGTCAGGTGAAGTCATAACCCCACCTGCGCCTGTGGCATCACCAACAGGCTGATGGTAATTCCTTGCATTTTTCAAGTCTGACATTTTCTTTGCCATAGGGAAAACCTTTTTAACCTTATCTTCAATGTACTTATTCAAGGTTTCCTTATCAGGCAACTTCTGTGTTTTTGCGTGTTCTGACATTGAATACATCCACGCATCCTTTTGAAGAACGTCCTTTTGGTCTTCCGTAAGTTCAACTCCAACAGCATCTATTGCAGAACTTATGGCTGACGTTGCGGTATTGTAATTCTCCCTGATAGATAGTTCCTGTTCCTTTTGTTCCATAGCTGTTATTTTATCAGCGAGCTTTTTAAGTTCCGCTTTCATAGCGGTATCAGCCTGTGAACCTTCGGTAGGTGCGCTTCCGCCTTTAGTGTATTTAGCGGCAATCTTCTTGACTTCCGCTTCCATTTCAGGATTGCTCGTTAAAGCCTGTGCGAGTTCCTGAATGTCGGCAAGGGATGCTTCTTTGTCTTTTAAAGCGGTTTCAAGTTCGGCAACTTTTCTACGTTCATCGGCTATTTCCTGCGTTTTCTTTGTGTAATCAGCCTGTAACATAGAACCCCTGTCGAGTTCTTCATACCGCTTCTGTAAATCTTCCGCAGAAGTTTCCTTGCCATCCACCATAATTTTCCCACCTTCAACAACTTTTATTTCCATAATTAATTCTCCTTGTTTTGGGATAAAATCCCTTTTACGAGTGCCATTGTGAAGTGTTCCCATACGGGAGTTTCATAAGGCTTATTCGTTTACTTCTTTACAAACAAGTAGTGGTTCACCTGCCTTTCACATAAGTTCGGGTGGAATTTGCATATCTTCCATTCCCGGAATTTCCATTGGCATATCACCGCCCGGCATCTGCATTGGAGGCATTTGTTCATTCGGCATTGGGGTGTCCTGCGGTAAGACAGGTGCTTGTCCGGGTTGCGGAATGTTCATTTTTGCCACTAATGCTTCTTCGTGTTCGGCTATATGCGCTTCGTAATTTTTTTCTATTTCAGGATTTTCTTCTATAAGTTTTAAGTACGAAATTTCCATCTGTCTTTCTCTGTGTACCTGAATATGCACTTCGTCATTATCCCAAGGATGCCGAGGCATACCGTTGACAATAGTCTGCATACCGCCAGTAGGTATCTGTGCGCCGGTCATAGGGTCAACCTGCATAGCAGGAACTTGTTCTTCAGTTGCCATGCTTTCTTTCGCCATGTTATCGAGTAAAGCGTTTTCCCATTTAGCCTGTTCTTCAAGAAGTGCTGAAGCGTTCAGCGGATTAAAACTTTCAAGGTTCAACATCTGCACAGCCATTTTACGACCTTCTTTTGTCGGCTGTCCATCTCCACCACGAGGTATTATGCCGTTCATAGTCCATGTATTTACAACGTCAATCGCAGACTGTTTATTCAGCGGAAGCGCAGACCGCAACTCAACTGTAACGTTATTGTTGCCTTTCAGCATCTGTCCTTTGAAATCTTTTATTTCTCTTGACCTGTTATTGCCTACAACAGAAATCAAACGAGGAAGGTCATAAGTTTTTTCTATAATCTGCAAACAAAGTTTTCCAAACTTCGCAAGACCTTCTTCAAGGTTGACCTGTAACGGATTAATTCTCGCTTCACCTGCTGACTGTAACAGGGATATAGCTCTACCGCTTCCAACACGTTTAGGTGCGTTCCCTGCTGATACACCTGATATACCAAGCATTTCAGACATCTGATTTTTCAGCATATCAATTTCTTCAATGTACTGCCAGTTAAACTGCGGAGGCTGTAAATAACCGGGTGCGCCGCCTCTTTCATTTGCCATAGACGGGGTGTAGAATATTTTTTCATTAGGTCTATTTGTAGACTGATTTTCTGAAATACCGCTATCAGTAGGAATAAGCAAAGGTGGAAACATATATATATTTTTAAAAGCATTGAACTGTGTCCAAAGAATATTTAATTCTCTCTGTAACGGTCTCATGGAAGTAACAGGCGGTATGCCCCAATATTTTCCCTGCACAGTTTTCCAGTCAAGTTTTGCAAAAGGAAGTTTTTTTAATTCAGCCAATCCCCAAGGCAATCCTTTATCTTCGCTGACATCTGCGCCGTTCTCGTCTTTAGGTTTATCTTTTTTGCTGTCATAAAGAACTTCATGATTATCTGTAACAACAGCGAACTGTCCGTCCGGATATTCGCTATCAGGAAGTCTCCAAAGTTTTCTTATGACAACGCTTGACTTATCGTGAAAGTCAACCTTTGTGCCGCCAAAAAGATTATTAATAAATATTTTTGTTGCTTCAGAAAGTCTGACATCACCGAGGTTGGTAGCTTCAACTGTCTTGCCCCATGTTTTATAAACATACGCTTTACTTACAACTTTTGTAATAACATTCCACTGCTGTTGTTCATCATCGGCGGCAAGTGGGTCGCTATCACATTCAAACGGTGATAAAAAATCGCATTCAAGTCTTCCTGTGTATCTATCCTCTTTCCAAACTTCTTCACCGAAATACTCATTGACTTCCTCTTTAGAAACTTTCAAGCCTTTGCTTGCATTGAAATACGGGTGTAATACAATCGTTCCGAAAGTAGCCATAAGAGGTAAAATGCGTAAAAGATTTTGGCGCATATTTAAACCACGCCAAACTTCGCTGTCAAGGATTGTATTTGCAATATCAGCAGAGTATAAATCCGCAGTATCGTAAGTATTCGGTTGAACCATGAGCCGGGGGATAGCGGAAGTAATCTGACCGATAACCGTATCAACAAGCGGCTGAATAACGTTCATGGTATATCTTTTTGGTTTAACGGTTTGGTTGCGAGTAATAAGACCTGTTGATAAATCATATTGCGACCATTGGTCTCCGCGGTAATAGCAAAGGTTTAAATTAAGTTCAGGTTCACGTTTACGTTTATACTCTTTGCAGACTTCGAGCATATCCGCAACATCCTGACAAACCTTTGGGATTTTATTTACCAAGTTAGCCATTCTTACCTCCGTCTATAATTTCAGGTTCATGTCTTAAATCTTCTATCTCCTGCGTAATATTACTATCAAGACTTTTGCTTGTAGCCTTTATTTTCTCCGTAACTTTTTCATTTAGTCTGTGAATATCAACTTCGTGTAAGTTACGAGCCAACAATTTGTCCGTCAAGTCTTTATTACTTTTGATTAAAATATAGCAAAAGATTAACCAAAAGGCATTAGAAATCGTAAGTAAAAATAATAAAACTACAATATCCGGCTGTATCATATCAATTCCTCCAGTAGGGAAGTATCGGGAAACACAGGGGAAAACACGCTATCCTCTTGTTTATCCCGTCTTATTTGTTTCATGCGTTCTTCTTTTGCATACCATTCAAAGCGAGAAAAAGGGTCTAAGCCCTTTGTTTTATTAAACATCTCGTCAACCTGACCGGGAAGCGGTTTGAAAACAAAGTCCTGAAAATAGGCTAAGGTATCAACAACGTCTCGTTTATCACCGCCTGAAGCTCGTTCAGAAGACCAAGTAGTTTTAAAGAGTTCGTCTTTCATAACGAGTATCATGTCAAGTTCAAGTCCGTCAGTATTTTTATACATAAGCTCTTTCGGGAAGAAAATTTCACCTTCACGGAATTTAGGTTCAAGATTTTTGATACGGTCTTCTTTGCCACGATTTTTGGGTTTGAGGTCTATAAGTGAGAATGAGTATTTTTTGCCAGTAACCGCCATTTTAGCTTTTAAGTCTTTCATCACATAAGCCTGAAAGCCGAGTGTTTCGATAGCAATATGTTTGGGTTCATAGATTTCAGCCATGTGAAGGATTTGTTTAGACAGCGCACCAGGAAGAAGTTTGTCTCTGACAATATCCCTGATGTACCACTTGTTGTCAGGTGTAACAGAAATGACAATAATAACGCTGAAGTCGGATTTTTTCTTATCTGTGGTTGCAGGGTCAACAGCAATAAACGTCCAGTAAGGCTGTGGTAATTCATTGTAATACTTAAACATATCAGGTTTAAAAGGCATATCTTCGGAGGCTATGGGATAATTCAAATACTGTGCCGAGAACTCCATAGCGGTCTTCTGTCTTTTTAAACGTTTAAGAACTCCCTTGTTTAGCTTCCAAGGAAAATTGAAAACACAGGCATCATCGTCAATATTGCCTTCATAAGCCTTTTTCCAAAAGACATTGAAATCGAGTATATGCCCTTTGGTTTCGTCCATTATCATGCTATACAGGTCTATAAAATCCCACCGAGTACCGATAACGTCAATCACGCCATGCGGATGGTCGAGCAAATCCTGCAAATCCTGAAAATACTTATACACGCCCTGTTTGCTTTCGATGGTCTTTATGTTTTCCCTTGTAACCAAGTCATCAGCAATTATCCAATCGTAGTGTTTGCCAGTCTTTGTGTGCGCCGGTGAGCCAGTCTCAATCGTTAATTCCTTCTTGTCTATCGTTCTGCCCTTTACCGTTATCTCGTCCTTACTCCACACATCACCCTTCAAATCACCAAACAGTTCACGGAACTTCTCGTTCCTCTCGATATGGCTCTTTATCTCCGCAAGAAACCTTTTCGCCACATCCAACACCGCATTCGTTATTAAAATCCTTATGTTCTGATTTTTCGTTATCTCCAACAACACAAGCCCAATCGTCAACAAACTGCTTTTCATGCAGTCTCGTGGTATCAAAATCAGGTTATAACTCTTTTCCTTGTTCCTATCCCGAAACTGCTGTGCTATATCCTCATACACCTCATGCCCTAAATCCTTATACCCCAATACTTCCGTTACGAAATACACCAAGTCTCCCTGACATCTCTCTTTCTCCAACTCGTTCTTTATTTCCCTCAACCTCTCCAATCTCGCCAATATCGCAGGATTGCTTAAATCTTCCTTACTCAACCCTCCCAATACTTCCCCTATATCACTTTCTCCTCCACCAATATGAACGCTCATATTATTTCATCCTCATTCAACTTTACACCTTCTATTTCTACTATTTTCTGCACTTTGTTTTTTTTCGCCGTGAGTGAAGCGTCAACTAATAGAGAGCCGGGGGTCGGGCATATACTACTGGGGGGGGTCAACTTGACATAATTAGTATTATGCGAAGTATCAGAAATCTCCCTTATTTTATTAGGGTATTCTGTTTTCTCGTTTTTATTTTTTACTAATTTCCGGATATCGGACAATATAGAATTGTACTCATCCATTAAACCCTCATAGTTCTTTAATGTTTTAATTTTACCCTCTTGTAATTCATAATCTTTTATCTTATCATAGATAACGCCGACAGAGACAGCCATATTTTTAAGATCGTAATTAGTAAACTTGCTTTGTTTATTGATACTTTCTATCATTTTTGTAGTAATATCAATCATTCCGTAAAAATTAGTCTTTAAACGCTTGAATGCGTTTGTTTTGGTTGCCTGTTCAGGTGAAGCCTCTTCCTTTGGAATATGAACGTTCATTTTGTCATCGTGGATTGAAATAGGTGTATCCTGTGGTGTTATTAAACTGTCAAGATCGGGTTGTTTGTCCATGATTAGAGTATACAAGGGGAATTGTAGGCAGTCAACATATAAGGTAAGTAAAAAAGTGTATTGCAAAGCATTACAGGTTT